TTATCGTAGGAGAGCAGCTGAAGTATTAAATAAGCAAGCTGATTCATTTAGACGTTCTTGTAGGACAAGGATGACAATGAATGCAGTAGAGAGATTTAAAGATAGAGATAAGTTTTATATCCCTTGGTCTTTTGATTATAGAGGTAGAGCTTATCCGATACCTGCATTCTTAACACCACAAGATACTGACTTTGGTAAGTCATTGCTTAAATTTTATAATGAAGCATTTATGACACCTGAAGCAGAAGAGTGGTTAGCATTCCAAGTAGCAACTACATATGGTTTAGATAAAGATACTATACAAGATAGATTAGATTGGGTTATCCACAATCAGGATTTAATCAAGAGAGTAGCTACTGAACCAATTGATTATATTGGTGAATGGGAGGTAGCAGAAGAACCCTGGCAGTTCTTAGCTGCCTGTGATGAATACTACCATTGTTGTATTGAATGTGATCGAAACTACACTAATTTGCCTGTTGCAACTGATGCAACCTGTTCAGGACTACAGATTTTGGCAGGACTTGCGAGGGACAGAACTACTGCAGAACTCGTCAATGTATTGCCAAGAGATCGACCTAGAGATGCCTATAAAGTCATCGCTGATGTAGCTAAACCTAATGTTCCAGATTGTCTTCAACAATACATGGACAGGAAGGTAACTAAACGTACAGTGATGACAATACCTTATAATGCTAAACCATTCTCAAATAGAGGTTACATAAGAGAAGCTTTAAAAGAGAAAGGATTAGAAGTTGATAAGGATGATTTAACTAAAACTGTTAAAGCAGTTAGAGATGCCATGGAAGAGGTAGTACCTGGTCCTATGGCAGTTATGAAATGGATTGAATCTGAAGTAAAGAAAGCTATTGAGAGAGGAAATACTGAATTATCTTGGGTTACTCCTTCTGGTTTCCATGTTATACAGAAACTAAATAAAAAGGAAACTGAAAGGATACAGTTACAGGTCTTAGGAGTTGTGAATTTAACAGTAGCAACTGTTGATTCAGATAAGGTGGACAAGATGCATCATCAAAATGCAACTGCACCTAATCTTATACATTCTTTAGACGCTTCACTCTTACATTTCTCAGCTACTAGATTTAATGCACCAATAGCACTAATACATGATTCAGTCTTATGTAGAGCAACTGATATGTCTATCCTATCCACTGTGGTACGGGAGACATACATGCATTTATTTGCTGAACATGATTATTTGAGAGATTTTGCTGATCAAATAAAAGCAGAATCTGAACCACCTATCATTGGCGATCTTGATCCAGAGAACGTTATTGAATCCACCTATTTCTTTTGTTAATTATGCCACGTACAATCCACAAAACTAAAAATCCTGTTGTACTTGATGGTTTCCAAGCTATCATGAAACCTTCTCAATATGGATATACTCTATCTGCTGTAGTAGATCAAGAGATGATCAATACTCTAGAAGAGGAAAGAGTTGGTGCTCTTGAATGGGCAAAGTCCAAACTCAAGAATCCACGTAGATCAACTCTTAAAGCTGAACCTTGGGAAGAGGTAGCAGCTGGTAAATATAGAGTTAAATTCACTTGGAAAGCAGAAGCACGGCCACCAATTGTAGATACAGAAGGTACACAACTTTCAGATGAAAGGACTCCTATCTATAGTGGTTCTCAGATGAAGCTTGCCTTCTATCAGAAACCTTACACAATGCCTGATGGCACCTATGGCACCACATTGAAACTAATTGCTGGTCAATTGGTAGCACTTCAAAGTGATGCAGGGGTTGATGTAGGAGACATGACTACAGAAGAAGTTAGTGATCTCTTTGGTAAAACTAAAGGATTCAAAGTCTCTGAACCTAATGTAAGTGTAGAAGAAGCACCGGGTGTACCTTGCTCAGTTGAAGAAGGGGATGAGTTTGATTTCTGATGAAGTTTAAATCCAAGTTAGAAGAGAGGATTGCAGATCTTCTTAAAGAGCTTGGTGTTAGTTATGAATATGAAACACATAAAATATCTTATGAGATTCTACATATATACACACCAGACTTTATATTACCAAATGGAATTATATTAGAAGCTAAGGGTTATTGGGATGCAGCAGATAGGAGAAAGATAAAAGCAGTTATAGATCAAGTACCTTTTATTGATATCCGTATGGTATTTCAGAACCCTTACAATAAAATATCTAAAAAGAGTAAGACAACTTATGCCAAATGGTGTGAGAAAAGGGGTATCCCTTGGTGTTCTTACTCTACTATCCCTATTGAATGGTTAATTTAATGAACACACCACCCTATGGAACAGCTGAATACTATTCATACTTGTTTCAAGACATCCTAGCTGATGTTGAACCAGAAGTAGCACCTAAATCTGCAGATAATATCTACAAAGGTTTTTGTTTAGCTATTGACAGTTGGCTTGAATACCATGATGCGCAGGCAAATGAATACAGAGCATTCAGAGAGCGAGTTCGTAAGACACTCGGAGTGCTCTAATTGCGGATCATCAGATGCAAATTCAATTTATTCAGATGGACATACATATTGTTTTGTATGTGAACACTATGAGTCAGGACATGAAGATTGTCCACAATCAGTAAGGAATAGGATGTCTCATTATAGAGGTACAGCTGTCAAGCTACCTAAGAGAAACATATCTGAAGCTACTTGTGAGAAGTATAAGATCTTTAGAGATGGTAATAATCTTAGATTTCATTACCACTCTAAGGATGGAATACTTCTTGGAGTAAAGATCAGATCACAGAACAAAGTATTTACATACGATGGAGAGACAGATGGTAGCTTCTTTGGACAACACCTTTTCCCCAATGCTGGGAGAAGAGTTGTCATTACAGAAGGTGAATTGGATGCGGCGAGCTGCAGTGAAGTCTTTCCCGGTTGGCCTATGGTTTCATTACCGACCGGTGCCGCTGGGGCGAGTAAATCTATTAAGAAGAACTTGGAATGGTTACAAGGCTATGAAGAGATTGTCTTGTTCTTCGACAATGATACTGCTGGCCGTAAAGCAGCGTCAGACGCGGCTCAGGCATTGCCACCAGGTAAGACGAAGATCGCACTACTAAACACCTATAAGGACGCTTCTGAAGCTCTCCAAGAGCAGGATAGGGAAGGTATTCGTAGAGCAATCTATGATGCTAAACCTTACCGTCCTGATGGAATCGTAGATTGTAAATCCTTACTTGAATTAGTTACTACACCTAACCCACCACACGATCATGCCTATCCATTTTCAGGACTACAGCAACAGCTACACGGTATCAGGTACGGAGAACTTGTTACAATTACTGCAGGAAGTGGCATTGGAAAGTCCTCATTCTGCAGGCATCTTGCAACTTCAATACTCAAAACAGGAGAATCAGTCGGTTATGTGGCTCTTGAAGAGTCAAATAAAAGAACAGCACTTGGACTCATGTCATCAGCCGTGGGTATACCACTCCACCTTGGGGAACACAAAAGATCAGAATTAGAAGCAGCTTACAATGAAACCTTAGCTAAGTGGAACTTATTTTTATTTGATGGATTTGGGTCATTTGATCCCGATGTTATTTACAATCGTATTGAGTATCTTGCAAGCGGCTTGGATACTAAAGTTGTCTTTTTGGACCACCTCTCAATCCTCATGTCAGGACTCGATGGAGACGAAAGACGAATGATAGATATGACAATGACTCGGCTACGTTCATTGGTTGAACGAACAGGTATAGCTTTATTTTTAGTATCACATTTAAAGAGACCAAACGGAGACAATAATCATGAAGAGGGAGCGAGAGTTACACTTGGACAATTGCGAGGATCTCAAGCGATTGCACAACTTAGTGATGCAGTCATTGCACTTGAACGTGATCAACAGGCCGATGGCACTGGAAATAGTACAGCTATTAGAATCCTCAAGAATAGATATTCTGGGGAAACTGGTATTGCTTGCAGAATAAGTTATGACCTATCCACTGATGTATTTACCGAACATGAAATTGAAGAAGAATTTGACCCAACATCAGACTTCTAAGCATAATTCATCTAGAAGAGCTGTTGTTTATCCAGGTACTGAATGGGCTGTAGGACCAAAACCACCTACATCTGAAGCGATAGCTAAGGCACAATTTATAGACAAGACATACCGTTGGAATGGTAAGTAATGCTTATTTTCGATTTAGAAACCAACGGTTTTTTGTATGAAGTAAACACCATCCATTGCTTAGCAATTTATGATACAGACACTGAAGAAACATTATCTTACAACGACACAGGAAATACGGAACCGGTGGTTAGAGGAATCCAGAGGTTGGAGGATGCGGGTGAGATTTGTGGCCATAACATTATTGGTTACGATCTTCCTGTTATGCATAAACTATTCTCTTGGTTTGAGTTCACTGGTAGCATTCTTGATACTCTTATTTTATCTCGCATTTTCCATGCCAACATCTTAGATATAGATAAGAAGCAAGGTTTTAAATACATGCCAATCCAATGTTATGGGAGACATAGTTTAGAATCTTGGGGATATCGCTTGCAAGTCTATAAAGGAGTATTCAGTATGGATACTGACTGGAAAGACTGGAGTCAAGAGATGGAAGACTACTGTATTCAAGACGTAAACGTTACAACAAAATTACTTAAACATTTCACAAAAAAAATCAATGACTACTGACATTAAAGAAAAGATCGACGCACTGACTGAAGAATTCAATACACTTGTACCTCAAGTGCGGAATGCACAAGCAAGGCTAACTGAAATTCAAGGTGCTGTAAAAGAACTGAACACCCTTTTGGATGAAGAATCCACCAATGAAGAATCTACAGAAGTTGTTAACGACTGATTGGATTAAATTAGAACATCAAACTGCTCAATTACTACAGAAACAAGAAGAACATGGATGGTATTTTAATGAATGCGCTGCATGGGAACTTACACAAACTCTCCAAGAAAGGTTTCGAGAGACTGAGGAGTTACTACGAGACAAATACCCTCACGTTGGCGGATCATTATTCACTCCTAAAAGAGCTAATCGGACCCAAGGCTATATCGCTGGTGCTACGTTCACCAGACTCAAAGAACTAAACACTACTTCAAGAGATCATATTGCATGGATATTAAGAACACATACTTCTTGGAAACCAGAGAGTTTGACAGCTACTGGGAAACCAATAATAGACGAGACTGTCTTGAAAGATATTGGTTCACCGGTAGCTCTGATGTTCTTATCGCAACTAGAGACGATCAAGAAACTGGGGATGTTATCGCAAGGCGTGAACGCATGGCTCAAGCTATGTACGAGTGCTAGCCGTATACATCACCATTGTTCAGTAGGAGCTGTTACACATCGCGCAACACATAGAAAACCAAACCTCGCACAAGTACCATCAGATTCAGAGTTCAGAAGATTATTTACTGCAACTCCAGGCCAATTTATGGTCGGTGCTGATCTTAGTGGGATTGAACTTCGTATGCTTAGCCATTATTTGGCCAGATATGATTCTGGACGCTACGCTAACATCCTCATCAACGGAGATATACACCAAGTCAATGCGGATCAGATAGGAATATCTAGATCACAAGTGAAAACTATTACTTACTGTTACCTGTATGGGGGATCAGACAAAAAAATTGGATTTAGTTATGACAAGCAACTTTCACAATCAGAAGCCACACGAAAGGGTAAAGAGATTCGTGAAGCATATGTCAATGCAATTCCAGGTCTCAAAAAGCTTACTACAAATGTTAAGGAAGCGAGTAAGAGAGGATACATCAAAGCAATAGATGGTAGAAGAATCACCGTTGATAGTCCACACAAAGCTTTGAATTCACTTTTGCAAGGATCTGCAGCAGTAATTGCAAAGCGATGGATGGTTATTAATCAACAACACGTAGATGAATTAAAACTATGTGCAACACAATTAGCCTTTATACATGACGAACTCCAATTTGAATGTTCAGAAGAACATACAAAAGACCTATGTTCATCCTTGGTACTCAGCGCAGCAGAAACTGGGGAATACTACAACCTCAGATGTCCAATTGCAGCGGAAGCGGTGGGAGGAAGAACATGGGCAGACACCCACTAATACTAAATGAAACTACTTATTGATGCAGATTTCATCGTTTATAAAAATTGCGTTGCTGCTGAATATGATATTGATTTTGGAGATGACATTATTTTTGTTGGTTCTAAATTCAGTGATGCATATTATAACGTAGAGAAAGACTTAAAACGAACAGCTAAAGAGTTTATCTGGGATCAACCACAATTAATTCTATTCTTTTCTGATTCTGCTAACTTTAGGAAGGGATTATATCCTGCTTATAAGGGGCATAGGAACAGAAAGAAACCTTGTGGTTATCGTAGAGTAATCAACAAACTAAAGGAGGATTATGAAGTAATAATCCTACCTACATTAGAAGCTGATGATGCTTTAGGGATTTATGCTACACAAAATCCAGGTAATATCATATGTTCACCTGATAAGGACATGAAACAGATACCTGGTAGATTATATAACTTTGAAGAGACAGTCACTATATCTGAAGAAGATGGTATGCAATGGCATTTCATACAAACTTTAGCTGGTGATCAAACAGATGGTTATTCAGGATGCCCCGGTTATGGTGTAAAGACAGCTTCTAAGTTGTTGAGCACTGAGGGATATCAATGGAAGACTATAGTAAATGCGTTTACTCAGAAAGGATTATCAGAAGAGGATGCATTGTTAAATGCACGTCTTGCTAGGATACTAACTAAAGATAATTATGACTTCAAAAAAAGACAACCTAAGTTTTGGTTTCCCGCCGATGCCAATAGCAACATTGACGATGGAACAGAACTTTCAGATGAGAAAGATTGAAGACGGAATAAAGCATGCAGATAGAGAAGAATTAATAACTATTTTCTTAGCACTACAAAGACAGAACTTTGTATTAACAAACAATCTATCTAATCTACTCACAAAATGGCCAGTACAAGGGAAATCAACGGACCAAAGCACTATAGAAGAGGAACTATTGAACCTTGGGATTTCATTCGAGACCAACGATTGAATTACCACTTGGGTTGTGCTGTTAAGTATATAGCCAGAGCAGGCTATAAAGATAATAAAATAGATGATTTGAAAAAAGCCATCCACTACTTAGAAAATGAAATTGAAAACTCTATTACAACAGGCCAAAGAATTCAGGAATGCCTACAACTTAACGGATACCTTGGAATGCAGGGAACATCAGAAAGTTTTGATCGATGAAGAATACTCTGAATTCATTGAAGCACACTACAGACTTGATCGTGTGGATTGCCTCAAAGAATTGGCAGATATTGTCTATGTCTGTTATCAGTACGCTGCTAATCTTCATTGGGATCTCGATACTGCTATGGACAGGGTTCACGAATCAAACATGTCCAAGCTTGGAGATGATGGTAAACCCGTCTATAGAGGCGATGGAAAAGTCTTAAAAGGTCCAAACTATAAACCACCAACATTACATGATTTGATATGAAAACAACTGACAAAATCTCTAGAACAGGTAGAGTACAGAACTGGCTTGATAACCCTGAAGGTAGATTGCCAGTATCATGTACTGTCTACTCAGTTTCTGATAGTATGGAAGGGTTTGACGGTATTGAAGATAGCTGGAGATTTGTTAGTCATGCCCTAAGATATGGAGCAGGTTGTGCTGTACATCTCAGTAATCTAAGACCAGCTGGCCATGAGAATGGTAAGGGATTAGTAGCAAGTGGACCTATGTCTTTTGCTAAATTCTATAACCTTCTCAACCAAGAACTAAGGAGAGGTGGCACCTATCGTAATGGTGCAATTACTCTTCATATGGACATTGATCATCAAGATATCAGGATGTTCGTTAATACAACTAGAGATCAACTACCTTGGGTAAAGAGGTGTGTAAATCTCACACAAGAATTGTGGGATGAATCAAATCTAGATACCAAGAAAGATATAATCGCTGGTATTCAAAGAGGGGATATCTGGTTGAACAAGATGAAATGGGATAAAAACAATAATAGAATTCTAGGTAATGTATGTCTTGAGGTATACCTTCCTAGTCGTGGCACTTGTCTTTTGCAGCATGTAAATCTAGGTGCTTGCATG